TGTTTTATAATATATACAAGATGCCCACCGATGTAAGCTACTGCAAACAAAGGTAAGCAAATTGTAAAGAAGTATAATATTTTTATTACTTTAGAGATACGGCTACTGAGGTTGTGCTACTCTTGGCAGGTGGGTAAACTTTTGTAACCTCGCCAGTAACTCCGTTAATAATGTCAAGTCCAGAATGAGGTACTTTCTTAAGGAACTCTTCCATATCCTTTTTGGCTTTAGCTGCGCTATTGTACTCAGCCATAATTTCCTCGTATTGTGGGCTTTCGCATTTGGTATAATCGTATTTAACACCGACCTCGCGAATGTTAAACTTTGCGCTCATATACTCAAAGTCCTTGCCATTAAGTACGGCTGCTTGTAATACGGCATCTTTGTAGTCCTTATTTGCCTTTAGGGTTTCGAGCATATCCTCTAAGGCTTTAACCTGGAGATGTGTTTTTAACGGATCAAGTTCCCCTGCGTTTAAGCGTTGAATTAATTGGTAAGTAAACTCAGTCCTTTGTTCTTTTGTTGTTTCGAAGATTTGTTGTAGTTCCATTTTATATTGTTTCGGGTTTGTAGTTATCAATGTCAAAAAAGCCGATTATTGACTTATATTCTGGACTTCTCATTCTACGCTTAACAGGTTCGTAACCCTTCTCGTTGCAGTAAGTAAGTATTTCCAGATAGGTAGCATCAATGTTACTCATCATTATGCTTATCGGCTCACTTTCGTAATATTTGTCTATGTATTCTTTTGCGCTTTGTGTCATTGTGTTTAATTAAATAGTCGGTTAATGCTGCCATTACAAAACCTGTCGCAATTAGCAGAAGGCAAATAGCGTAAATCATTTTGAGTAGATGTCTTGAAGTTGTCCAATAAGGTAACAAGCTGCTACTAATACTGCTAAAAATTGTGCGGTTTCTTTTTTCATTGTGTTTGTGTTTTGATTAAATAATAACCAAATATACAAGTTCTACACAATCCACCAAATTTATTTTTGTAACCTTGTTGCAATTATAGAAAGGCGTACCTGCCCGTGCCACGTTTAAGGCTAAAGTTCTGCCAAGCCAAAGCTAAGCCTACAACCGCATCGTCATGAAAGCCTGAAGGTGCTGAGTACTTAACCCCGGTTGCCGTATACTGATACTCAAATACTTCTAACTCCTGGCTTATTATCCCCTCAGGGTAGCCAATCTTACCTTGATGTATCGCAGCCTGTAAGCCTTCCATTAGCTGCTGCTTACTTGAACTTGTAAACTTTAAGCCTTGTATCATTACCCCTTCTCTTTGTAGGTCTTCAAGTATCGGGTCGCCAACCCCCGTAGAATCGACAAGGATAGGGCATTTAGGCAGCCTAAGGATAGTTTGCTTGGTATTATGCCAATCCATTTGAAAGCGGTCAAAATAAGCCACATTTCCGTCTTCGTCTAAACCTACGATTACTGTCCAATCGACTGACTTGGCAAGGTCAATCCCATAAGCTACTACCGGCATTGTTGTTACTGGGTGTAAGCACTTCCGTATATGTTGGCTTCCGAAAGGGTTAGCTGCGTTCTCAGCCGGGTTTGCCATGTACTCCTGCTCAAATACAACCTCTGGCAGTTGCTTCCTTGCATCGTCTATTTCGTTAGGGTCAATGTAAGGGTTATCGTATGTAGTGAATTTAAAGCTTTGCCAATCGGGTTCAGCTTTGCTAAACAAACTAAAGAAATAGTTTTTACCTTTAGGGGTGCTTAAGAATATAGCTTTACCCTTGTAGTCAGTTAAGGTAGGTCTTATTGAGTTTAGCCACCCGTCTTCAAGGTTAGGTATAAAAGAAGCCTCGTCTATTATAACCAGGTTAAACTTTCGCCCTCTCAGGTTATCTAAGCGTTCCCCTGTAAAGAACTCCACCTTGCCACCATTCGGGAAGCTAATGTTTAAGTCCGATTTGTTATTAGGGAAGGGAAGGCTATTGCATAACTTCTCAAAGAATACCTTTGCCAATTTATAGGTCGGTGTTATGTAAGCAACCTGACCGCCTTTAATTGCGGTTGTAATACATTTGATCTGGCTTAACTCCGATTTGCCGAACCTTCGCCCACACATCACAACTATGTACCTGGCTTCGCAGTCAAGTATCTTCTTTTGGTTTATATGTCCGTTAGGTAGTTCTATCCGCATTAAAGAATTGTCTTGCCGTCTACAAATACTATCTCTATCCTGTTATCTGTCTGAATGTCCATTTGTTCTTTAGGCTTACCATAAACACGTGTTAGCAAAGTTTCTAAACTATAAAGGCTGCCCTTCTCCAAGCTCTTACGCATAGCTGCTGCAATCGTCTTTTCAAGTATCGTTGCCTTTGGGTTATCCCATACTGTTTTAAGTTCGTCTAAGTCCATTGACATCATAGCTTGTATAGTATCGTTTATCTCAGCAAGTTTATATCCCTGCTCTTTGAGTAGGCTTACATACTTACGAGGTCTGCCGTTTGGGTTACCAGATTGACCTGGTTTAAATGGTATTAAATGTTCTTTGCTCATTCTGTTATCCTTCTGTTTTAAACCATTGTAAATAAATTTGATGCGCTATTTGTGCAGTCATAATAGGGGGAACGCTCATACCTATTAAATATTTTGGTTTTAATGTCTTAAAATTATAATCTAAAGGATAACTTCCACCTAATATTATTTCTTCATTAGATAATTCAAAAGGTTTTTTATCGTGTATTAATGGACTTGAATCAGATGCTACTATAGTATATAAAGATTCATTATCATTAATTATTTTACTACCAAAATAATTTCTTTTACCAGTTAATCTAATACAAGAATTTGCTAAATCTTTTTCATTTGGTTTTTTATTATTCCATAATAATAAAGCTTTTCCAGTTAAAGGTTTCCCATCACTACTACTTTTAAGATATTTAAATAATATTGGTTTTTCATTAAAATCTAATATTAAAGGTTTAAAGTTTAATTCTTTTTTATGCCCAATAAAAAATACCCTTTCTCTTCTTTGTGGAACTCCCATAGATGCCGCATTTAATAAAAATATTTGCACATTGTAACCTGCTTGTTCCATTGTTTGTATAATCTTTTTAGAATACGCTTTTGCATTACCTAAAATAATACCTTTTACATTTTCTAATAAGAATACCTTTGGCTTTAGTTTTATAATTGTATTACAATACTCAAATACTAAGTCATCTAATGTTTGAACAGCTTGCCCTTCCCTAAATTGTTTTTCTTTGCCCCAAGCCTTTTCTCTACTTCCTGCCATTGAAAATGTAGAACAAGGGGGGCTTCCGTCTAATAAATCAAGATTATATAACTCTTCAGGTAAATCAATAAGTTTATTAAATTCTCTTATATCTTGATTATATAAATACTTTGGATTGTGATTTGTTTTATATATATCAGCTACTTGTGGGTCAATTTCAACACCACCTAAATGTGTAAAGCCTGCTAACTTATAACCCATAGTTGAACCTCCACCACAAATAAAAGTTCCAAATACTTTTAAACCATTTGATTTTATACCTTTTGCTGGGTAGCTATCAGTCAAATTCCATTTATAAGGAAATTTATAATTATTGTATTCGTATTTAATCATTGCCTAATAATTTCCAAATTGCTTGTTCTGGTGTAGGTGCTATTTTTAATAAGCTTTCTTTAACTATATAATATTCCTCTTCAGTATATTTTAAATTTATAGTCATTGAGTCACTAATATCATCTAAAGTTAATTCTTTATTATTATCTTCAAAACTTATATTATCAAATCCAGGTATATCTAAACCCCAATCTTGTAGCTGCTCTGCATCCCAGTTATTAGCAAGGTCGCTCCAATCCCACTCGCCATAGCCTACGTTGTCTTTAACTATAAATTCCTTTTGCTGCTGCTCGGTTAGTTCACTTGCTTTGATAATAGGTATATCTTTAAGTCCTGCTTCCTTACAAGCCTTAAGTCGCATATTGCCACCAAGTACAACCATATCGTCATTTACTACAATAGGTCTAAGGTTTAGCATTTGTGGAAACTCGTTAATTGACTTTACAAGCTTTGCAAACTTATCGTCTTTAATTATCCTTGGATTGTTCGGGTTTGCTTTAACTGTGTTGATTGGTACGTTTTGTATCATAGTATTCCGTTAATTATATCGTTTGCTTCGTCTATTGCGTCTTCTTGGTCTAAGTAAGTGTCTACGTCTGCTATGTGCTTATTGATTAAAGTTTCTGCCATAGCATAAGTGTAGTGTCCTATCGTGGTCATATCGTCTCCATTTTTACCCGTCTTACATACTGCTAAGAAGTAAGCTTTGTGCGTAAGGAGTAGCCATATAGCGTTTAGTTTTCTCATCTGCCTTGACCTCTATATGCTTTTTCTCTGGGCGTGTGCTTATTAAAGGACTTCTTTGCAGAACCTCTTTTGCGTTTGCCAAAGCTAATTTTGTTTTTATTCTCGTTACCCTTTGCCATAATTCTTTGCGTGTATGTCTTTTAAAAACTCCTTATATTGTTTTTTGTCTCCGTATTCTATGTGGCACTTCCTACAAAGTCCCATTAGGTTTTCTATTACATCTGCCTTTTTATTGCCACCTATTCCCCTTGCCTCAATATGATGCACGTCTACTGCCTGTGCGCCACACACTTCACAGGGGATAAAGTCCGTTGTTTTATAACCCATCCCCTGCAAATAAATTTGTGTGTGTTTCCTCATAGCTTCCCCATTAAATTTTCCGTTGATTAATAATTAAAAAATTTAACTATGAGAAATTAGTTTACTATAAATATACTTTCGGTCTAAATTTATCTCGTCAAAGTTATACTTCTTTTGGCAGAACTCAAATAACTTCTGTCCGCTTTCCTTTCGCATATCCGCATCACTTACTAAATCTCTTATATGTTTGTACCAATCCTTTTGGCTTTTAACGTAATGTACGGGCATATCTAAGTAAGGATTGACCATACTAACTATAGCAGGGTTCTTTTTAGCAGCCGTTTCTAATACCTTTAAATTTGACTTCATAGCGTTAAACTTGTTATCTACAAGTGGGATAACTGAAATGTCTGAGTCCGTATAAGCACCCATATATTCCGTAACTTTTGCATAGTTATAAATTGTAGGGTTAAGCTTTAGTCCGCAAGTAAAGGCATCTATCATTTTATCCCAGATAGGTTTTTCCCCGTCATTGTAACCTGCTATAACAGTTCTTATATTCATACCTTGTAACCTTTTAAAAGGTTGCCTTAGTATTTCAATATCCCTTTCGTGCGTTCCGCTTCCTGACCAAAATAATCTAACCTTGTAATCTTCGGTCTTGTTGTCCTGGAACTGCTCTTGCCCATAAGGTAAAGCGTTTGGTAATATGTGAACGTTCTTATTGTATATGTTTATCTCACTTGCTAACCTTTCGTGAGTGCAGGTACATAGGTCTGCTATCTGTAAGTAATCTGTAATTAATTTAGGTATGTTATTATACTTGTATCTCCAATATAACAAATGGCTTTCGCTAAGTTCCCAGTAATCGTCATTATCGACTACTAACTTAAAGCCGTACTTAGTGCGCCAAATGTCCATTTGCTTTGCATCTATTTCGTTAAGCATTCTATTCATTAGCACAATATCCCAACCTTGCTCTAATAACTCGTCATTAAGTACATCTGTTATAAGTGCGTACTCCTTTTCTAAGTGTACTATTGGCATCATTATCCTGTGCAGTCCTACACCTGAGTTGGCAGAAGTTATACAAAGTATTCTCATAAATTTATATAATATGTTTTATTGCCGTTTGTATAAGCAGATACATTATTGCTATGCAAACTCCAGGTCTTTTGTACTAATTCATTTTTATTGTAACCATAAGCATCAATACTATTTTGCTCAATATGATTAGCGGTATATTCTTTAATATATTTTGTATGCAAACCTGCTGCCCTGCATCTCGTACAATAATCTAAATCTATTGCCCCGTATGGGTCAAGTTCTTGATTGAATGCACCAACTTTATTTATAGTTTCTTTTGTGATAGTAAAGTTACCAGTTAAATCAGCCGTGTCATTATTCATACTATGTAAAGGAATAGAACAAATACCAATAGTTTTGTCTTGTAAAAAGTCATTTCTTATTTGCAACCAATTATCAGGCTCTAATATATCGTTACCCATAATAGTTACATAATCTATATTATCAAAGTTTAAATTCCTTAAGCCTTTATTAATTGCAAATGCTATACCTTCTTCATTAATAATAGTAACTATATCAATATGCTTACCTGCATTTTTAATATTCTGAAACAATGTATTGATGTTTCTATCTTTATAGTTTAAGTAGATTATTGCATTCATTATCTTATGTTTGAGCCTATTTCCCTTGCAGGTACTCCAGCATATTTAGTATTTGCTTTTGCATCTCCTTTTAAAAAAGCACTTGCTCCTACCATACAATTTTCTCCTACGTTTGCAAACTGGTGTAATACTGCGTTAAGTCCTATATTAGCACCTTTGTCTACAATAGAATGACCGCCTATTTTTGCTCCGCAACTTATTGTAACATTGTCTAAGATTGTGCAATCGTGTCCTATGTGTGCGTGTTTCATTATAAAACAATTATTGCCTATAAAGGTATCAATCTCAGTACCTGCATCTATTGTTACAAGTCCTGTAATAACATTGTTATCGCCTATGTATACTTTGCCTTTTTCTTTTTGCCAGAACTTCTTATGCTCGGCTTTGTCGCCTATAATACAATAAGCACCAATGTAGTTTCCGTCTCCAATAATTACGTTATCGCCAATAATAGCGGTAGGGTGGATAAAGTTAGCCATTCTTTTTATTTTTAGGTTGTAAATCGTACCATTCGTACAAGCGTTTAATCATATCAAATATACAATGGCTGCACCATACAGTTAAGATAAAATCTGGACTCATATACTTGCGATAAATATGCTCGTACATTTTTAAGATGTCTAAATCTATATTACGCACATAGCCGTTCTGTACCATTTCGTAATTAGGTC